GATCAAGATCATCCTAAACTCTATCAAAAACTTATTCGTTATTATGAGGATCGAGGCATCCAATTCTATAATGATCCTGAAGATGATTACAATGTCATCCTTGATCAAGTAGAATATGATCTCATCCAATCTGGCATCTACGAATGAAAGTTGTGAAAAAACCAACCGTTCTTCTTGAACGGTTTCCTTATCGTTATATTCAAGTTGGCAAACTAGAAATCAATGGTCAACCTGATTGTCGTATTCAAAAGGTAGATTCATATACAGGTCGTTATCGTGACATGTATCTTTGTGATAATGAAATGCAATTAATGACTGCTATGGAAGATCATGATTATACCTGTTGGTTGGACCCCGATGGTGTTCCTGCTTATAGAAAAGATTGCGTAAAAGCATGAATCGAAGGGGTTGCAAAACCCCTTATTTTTTTGTATAATACATACTAGGAGTTTCAATTTATTATGTCTGAATATAAAAAGACAGCATTGGTTCTTGGTGCTGGTGGTTTCATTGGAAGTCACATGGTATCAAAACTAAGAGAAGAAGGATATTGGGTTCGTGGAGTTGATCTAAAGTATCCAGAATTCTGTGCTACTGAGGCAAATGAATTTATCACAGGTGATCTTCGTGATGTAAATTTTGTCCGTCGATGCATTAAATATGCTGGTGAGAATGGTAACTTCTATGCACAGATTGTAGATAAGTTCCTAGAACCTTTTGATGAAATCTATCAGTTTGCTGCTGATATGGGTGGTGCAGGTTTCGTTTTTACTGGAGAGAATGATGCAGACATCATGCATAACTCCGTTTCCATTAACTTGAATGTTCTAGAAGAGCAACGTAAGTGGAATGAAATTACTGAGCAAAATAAAACTAAGATCTTCTATTCTGGATCTGCTTGCATGTATCCAGAGCACAATCAATTAGATCCCGATAACCCTGATTGCCGTGAAGAATCCGCATACCCCGCAGATCCTGACTCCGAATATGGATGGGAGAAACTCTTCAGTGAACGTCTCTACCTTGCTTACAATCGGAATTATGGGATCCCTGTTCGTATTGCTAGGTATCACAATATTTTTGGACCAAAGGGAACCTACGAGGGTGGAAGAGAGAAAGCACCAGCTGCAATCTGCCGTAAAGTTGCTGAACTCTCGGAGCAAGGTGGATCTATCGAGGTGTGGGGAGATGGCCTACAAACTCGTTCCTTCCTGTTCATTGATGAATGCATTGAAGCAACTAGAAGATTGATGGATAGTGACTTTATGGGTCCTGTGAATATTGGTTCTGAAGAGATGGTTACTATCAATCAACTTGTAGATATTGTTGCTAAAGTTTCTGGTAAGTCAGTAGAGAAAAATCATATTGATGGTCCTCTAGGTGTTCGTGGACGCAACTCAAATAATGATTTGGTTCGTGAAAAACTTAATTGGGATTATGTAATGTCTCTTGAGGAAGGTATTCTCAAAACTTATAAGTGGATTTCTTCCCAAGTTGCATATGTTCCTTTTCACCACCCAGTTTGAATCATGATCGGTTTTAATCATCTAGGAAGAATGGGCAGACTTGGAAATCAAATGTTCCAATATGCTGCCCTGAGGGGAATTGCAAAGAATAATGGATATGATTATTGTTTGCCACTGCATAAAGATGCTTTGAATGATGGTATTGGAAATATGCTCAAGACAGAACTATTTGACTGTTTTGAGATGTCCAGTGTTAATCCACTAAATGTACAGTTTATTGATTCTGATAGACCAATCTTACAAGAACAGGGATTTCATTTTAATGAAAATCTTTTCAATGATTGTCCTGATTGGATTAGTTTGCATGGATACTTTCAAACTGAGAAGTATTTTACTAATGTAGAAAAAGTCATTCGTAAAGATTTCAAATTCAAGGAAGAGTATCGTATTCCATGTGAAGAAATGATTGGTGAAGAGGATTATATTGCTCTTCACATTCGGAGAACTGACTATCTTCAAAATGCTGCAAATCATAATAATCTTTCCCTTGACTATTATGAAGAAGCACTATCAAAGTTCCCTGAAGATAGTTCAGTAATTATTTTTTCTGATGATCCTGAATGGTGTAGTCAACAAGATCTTTTCTCTGACGACAGATTCTTAGTTTCCGAGAATACAAATGGATATGTTGATCTATGCCTGATGAGTATGTGTAAGCATTTCATCATTGCTAACTCTACATTCTCCTGGTGGGGTGCCTGGTTGTCCAAGAATAAGGATAAGAGAGTAATCGCACCGTCAGAGTGGTTTGGTCCTATGAACAGTCATCTAGATACTAAAGACATTTATTGTGATGGTTGGGAGATTATTTGATGAAGGTAGCAGTCATTTTTATTGGAACTGGTAAGTATCTAAATTTTTTACCAAAGTATTGGGAGAAAGTTGAATCTAATTTTCTCCCCGGTGTAGAGAAAACTATCTTTGCATTTACTGATGGTGAACTTTCAGATGCTCCTGATAATGTCAGAGTAGTAAAACAAGAACACCTTGAATGGCCATTCATCACACTTTTGAGATTTGGAATCATCAATAAGATGAAAGAAGAATTGATGAAGTATGATCAACTTGTATTCATGGATGCTGATACTGTGGTATATGACACAGTTACTGTAGAAGAGTTTTTCTCAGATAAACCATTCTTCGGTGTTCATCATCCTTGTCACTTTATGGGATTCCCTCCACATAATAAACTCCCTGGTGCATTTGAAACGGATGCACGATCACAAGGATCCATTGATCTGGATCAATATTCTCCTAAAGTGTATTATCAGGGATGTCTATGGGGTGGAAAGATCCCCGAAGTATTTGAGTTGATTGATCTCATTGATGAGAGAACTCAAGTTGATGTTAAGAATGACACTATTCCCGTCTGGCACGATGAAAGTCACATTAATAGATTCTTCATTGAAAATGAAGATAGGGTGCATCTTCTAGGTCCAGAATATGCATACCCAGAAGTATTTGAAAGTCATTGCGACTTTGATCCAAAAATTGTACACTTGGCAAAAGATAACTCTAAGTATCAGATATGATTAAACTTGTAATTTTAGATGTTGATGGTGTCATGACTGATGGCACTAAACATTACAATAGATTTGGAAGAGTTATTGCAAAAACTTTTTGTGATAAAGATTGGACTGCTATCAAAAGGTTTCGTGCCATTGGTGTTCCTGTAGTTTTTCTAACAGGAGATTCATACAATGAAAAAATTTTGAAGAAAAGAAATCTTCCAGTGATAGTAAATCGTGGAAAAGATTTTCACAGAGATAAGGCAGATTATCTTGATGAAATATTAGAAGAGTATGATTGCACTCCTGAAGATGTTGCATATCTTGGTGACGATTTATTTGATTATGGTATAATGAATGAAGTTGGTCATCCATACTGTCCCTTTGATACACCAAAGATAGTGCATGATGTTGCTGCAATTCTACCTTGTGGAGGTGGATCTAATGTAGTGATGGCACTCTTTGATGAACTTGAAAATGAGGGATTGATTCCTGTAGTTCCTTATGATAAAGTAATGGAAAAGATTTATGAACTTGATTTGAAGGAGAAATTTTAATGAAAGATATTTCGTTATATGGACACTTGACTATCGATACAATCATTGATGATAAATCCGAAACTAAAACTTTAGGATCTATTGCTAATGTTTGGAAAGCATTGGTTCAATTAGATTCTTCAATGAAGTTAGGACTATCACCAATTGATATTGGTGAAGCATTGATCTATGTTGATCATGATTCTTCTAGAAGATATTCAAAGGCAGCACTTAATTTAAAAAAGATGCCTCCTAGAGTATCTCCTTCCTATGTTAATCACCTTTGTTATCTTAACGAAATATCTGACACTAAATTTATCTCTACACTTTCTGGTGACATCACAGCAGATGTTTGTCCAGGGAAACCTTTAGATAGAGATCTGTTGCGATTTGTAGATTATCTTTTTATATCTGATGAGGATGTAGATGATTTTGATTCACTAGTTGATGCTACTAAAGGTTGGGTTATACTTCATAGTTCTTCTGGAAGTGTTTTCTCTAATGGAATAGATGAACATTCATACGAACTTCCAAAGGACAAAATTTTGTCTAATGTAAATGTACTTGGAGCAGGTGATATGTTTGCTGCTTGTTTCCTGTATAAATTATTACTGAATAGAGGTACAATCATCGATTGGGTTGAATATTCACACTTAAGGACCACTGAATTTATTAAGAGTTACAAATGAAACCAAATATTCTTGTACCGATGGCTGGTTTGGGCAGTCGATTTATCAAAGAAGGATTTAAAGTTCCCAAACAATTGATCAATATTAAAGACAAACATTTGATTGATATCTCTCTAGATTGTCTAGATTATGAGGGATGCAATCTTATTTTTGTAGTTAGAGATGAAACTATTTACAATTTTCATATGGATGAACTTCTTCGTAAGAAGTTTGGTGATGATATCAAAATTGTAGTTCTAGATAAACTCACTGATGGATCTGTATGCAGTTGTTTATATGCTGAAGAGTATATTGACAATGACGCACCTCTAGTGATTCATACTTTGGATATTGAATTCCGACCAGTATTTAATCCACACAGAATGAATGATTTGGATGGTGATGGATTGCTATTAACATTTAAATCTAACTCATCAAACTACAGTTATGCAAAGGTCAATGAAGATGGATATGTAACTGAAACTGCTGAGAAGAAAGCAATTAGTAGTAACGCATGTGTAGGAATTTATGGATTCAAGAAAGGATCCGACTTCTGTAAGTATGCTAGAGAAATGATTGAACGTGATTTGAGAACTAAAAATGAGTTCTATATCTCACCTCTTTACAATCTTCTTATTGAGGATGGTAAAAAGATTCTGACTGAACCTGTGGATAAGATGCATGTCTTTGGAACACCTGATGAATTCCAGTTTTATAAGGACAATGTTACCCGTCGTATTGGTGATAAACCTATTGCCCTTTGTTCTGATCATTCTGGATTTGATGCGAAAGAAGAATTCAAAGGACTGCTAGAAAAGCATGGTTTGAAGTATATTGATTTTGGAACTATCCTGAATAAGGATTGTGATTATCGGGATTACATTGCACAAGCAGTTAAATCTATTGGTGAAAGAGATTGTGACTATGCTTTCGGATTCTGTAGAACTGGACAGGGTGTAAACATTTGTGCTAACAAGTATAAAGGTATTCGTTCTGCTCTGATCTATGATGAATTTGCAATGGAAATGGCAATCAGACATAACTGTGCCAACTTCTTTGCTATTCCTGCGAAGGATGTAGACGAAGTAATTCTTGAAAAGTATCTTGCAATAGCATCTCTACACACATTTGATGGTGGTCGTCATCAGATTCGTATTCAGGAGTTAGAGAAGTGAAGAAGGCATCTCTGAAAGACTTCAAAGCAGGATGGTTTGTAGGAGACTTTGAACCATCTATTTTCAAAAATCCTTTCTTTGAAGTTGCACATCATAGTCACACGAAAGGTCAAGAAACATTTCCACATTATCATGCAGTAACCACAGAATTGAACTATATTGTAAGTGGTGAACTTATTGCATCTGGTCAACATTTCAAATCTGGTGATATGTGGATTTACGAATCTAATGAAGTATCAGATGTTGAATTTTTAAGTGATGTTGAACTGATTGTTGTAAGGTGGCCATCTATTCCATCCGATAAGTATGAAGTATGAAACTCATTGCACATAGAGGAAATACGAACGGACCTAATCCAGAAACAGAAAATCATCCTGATCAAATTATAAAGTGTATTGAAAATGGATATGATGTTGAAATAGATCTTAGATATGATACTAAAACTGATACTTTATGGTTGGGTCATGATGTTCCACAATACATGGTTACTTGGTGGTGGTTAGCAGGAAAAGCAGAACATCTTTGGATACATTGTAAGAATATTCAAACTTTGCATGAGTTTTCTACTAAGACGGCACACTATAATTACTTCTGGCATCAGAACGATGATTATACCTTGACAAGTAAAAAACATATTTGGAGTTATCCTGGTAAATCTTATACATCAAATACTGTTATTGTGATGCCTGAGACCACGGACCTTGACTTGAAGACACTATTGGTATATAATTGCTATGGGATATGCACAGATTTTGTAGATAAGTTAGCATGAAGTTAGCATTATGTTTTTCTGGACAACCTAGATTTGTCCAGGAATGTTCCAAAGGTATTATTCAAAATGTAATACAAGATTATGATGTGGATGTTTTTGCTCATCTATGGATGGACGAAGATCTTCAGAATAAACCTTACAAGTATGGTGGAAATGGTGATTGGGAGAACCAAAGAATTCAATCAAATGCAATAGATCAATTCAATAGTTTGTATAATCCTGTTGATTGTTTAGTAGAACCAAGTAAGACATTTGGTGATACTGAACTTGATCAGGATTTTCATCTTTCACTAAAAAAATATTGGGATGGTGGAGAGAAAGAACCAAATTATCAGAGGAGGCAAATTAACAATAGTCTTTCATACTTTTATAGTCTGAGTGAAGT